ATTTGCTTGATTAGGAGTAAGTGACATGCGTTCCATCGGCGCATTATCTATTCCCATGAGCCAAGCCTCTGATACATTTAATGCTTTTGCCATTAAAAATATGGCGTCCTGCTTTGCTTTACGATCGCCGGTTGTATAGCGGTATATGTTTGATCCGTCTATACCGGTAACTTTCGCCAATTCATATTGCGACATACTTCTTATCTTCAATGCAATCTTTAGTCTTTCTGAAAACTCCGCCATTATATTACCTCTACTATATTTTACGACAATACTTACCAAAAGTCAAGTAAAAATCAATTATTTTTTAAAATATTTTTATAAAAATTGAATATTTTAAATTTTGCCTATTGACAAGCCTAATTGTGTGTGATATTATATATTCAGTTGACAAAAGACAATCACAGGAGAGGTGCTATGCTCATAGCAAAGAAAAATTACAGAAAACTAAAAGCGAGAATTAAGGAACTCTATGATACTCAGGATAAGTTTGTAGAAGAGCTTAATAACTCAGGAACGTTAAAGATATCAGTATGCGCTTTGAACTTAAAATTGAATAACAGAAGCGAATTAAAGCTAAATGAGATGATTGTATTATCAAATAAATTGCAAATCGCTGACGATGAGATACACAGCTATTTTTTTGACATGGTAATTGCCAAAGGTCAAACAAACAACTAAAGGATAAGGGGTTATAAAATGATCAACAATATTCAAAAAGGAACAATGACAGTAGTTGAAACAGCTGCTATTTTGGGAGTTACTCAAGACGCAGTAAAAAATAGGATTGTCCAGGGTCAATACGGCGACTTTGCTGATTATGTGCAAGAAGGAAGCAGGAAGCATTATCTTATTTATCGCGAACGGTTTTTTAAATGGCTTAAGGGTGATGATATGATAACCACTCGTAGTATTGATGCCCTGACCAAAGCAATAAATGACTTGTACGTAAAGTGGGATCATACTAAGTGAAAAAATTACAACTACTCATTGACAGAATAACTGATTATATCTGCAACTTGCCTATTTTTAATATGTCCGCACAGACAGAGAAGCGATTCTTTATATGCTGGTTGGTATTTGTTGCATTATATATTATATTTCAAGCTATAAGGTTTACCGCCGTAAAATAAAACAATAAACAAAGGAGAAAAATATCTATTTGTTTATTTATGGCAATAAGCTCCCGAATCGGCGGCGGGAGCGACTAAAAAGTATGAGAATATTAAGTTTATTTGATGGTATATCATGTGGAATGGTAGCGCTGGAACGCGCAAATATTCCGGTAGATAAATATATGGCTTATGAGATTGACAAGTATGCAGTTTCAATAAGTGAAAAGAACTATCCGCAAGTAAAGCATTGCGGAAGTGTTGTTGATGCTGATTTTACGCAGTATAAAGGTTTTGATTTGTTAATCGGCGGCAGTCCTTGTCAAGACTTATCATGCGCGGGTAAAAGAGCCGGTTTAAACGGTTCACGTTCGTCATTATTTTATGAATATGTACGGGCATTAAGCGAGACGAACCCTGCATATTTCCTCTTTGAAAATGTCGCAAGCATGGGCAAAGCCAACAAAGAGATTATCAGTAAAGAGTTAGGTGTAGAGCCAATACAAATCAATTCCGCCTTACTCTCTGCGCAATCACGTAAACGGCTGTATTGGACTAATATCCCAAACGTAACGCTTCCGGAAGATAAAGGCATATTATTACAAGATATATTAGAATATGGTATATCTTATTCGGAAAAATCGTGTTGTATTACCTCCAGGTATCAAGGTATGTCTTTTGAACGTGACTTTATAAGGCGACAGAGAACCGGCGTTGCGCAACCTGTCTGCATGAGATATGTCCGTACCGAAACCGGCAAAAAGCTACGCAAAGATTATGAGGCTGGCATCATCAAACATGGTTACAATGAGCATTGTATTCTTTCTCCGCGAACTGACGGGAAAGCAAGTACTTTATGTTCGACGTTAAACAATGAGCATATTATATGTATCCCGAGTGCTTTGCGCAACAGGGGTAATGGTAAACAGGTTGAACTAAGATCAGATAATAAAGCTAATTGCTTGACCGGCGTTATGTCCGATAGTATGGTGAGTGTTCCGGTTCGTATAGGTAATATAAATAATTCAAACAGTCAAGGACATAGAGTTTATTCAGTAAAAGGCAAGAGCATATCTTTATCTGCTAACGGTGGCGGTATGGGGGCTAAAACAGGTCTTTATAAAATAGACTTGCCGGACGGTGATTATATTATCAGGAAATTAACGCCTGTAGAGTGCGAGCGTTTGCAAACTTTGCCGGATAATTACACCAAAGGTGTCAGTAATACGCAGCGTTACAAAATGCTCGGCAACGGCTGGACAGTAGATGTAATCGCTCATATTTTAAGGAATATTAGGTAAGAACAATTGAACCGAGATATAATTTTAAGCAGGCTATCTATGCGCGATGTCTTTGCTAGGTATGTTACTGAGCATCAAGTTAAGACGCGCGTTCCATGCCCGCTGCACGGAAGCGATAAACAAAAGAGTATGCAGTTATATGACACCTCATTTTATTGCTTCAGCTGCTGCACAGGTGGTGACCTAATAAAATTCGTATCCTGCTTTTTTAACATACCGTATGCTGAGGCTATTAATAAATTAGCTACTGATTTTCATATACAAAAACCATCTTTTTCACAGTGGCGGAATATTAGAACATCGAAGCCAAAACAATCCGATATTGTTGCTACCAAAGCAGCTAATAGCTTTTATAATACGCTTTGCGAGTATTATAAATTACTGACCGAGTGGCATGAGCAATATAAGCCCCAAAATATATATGACAGTATAGATAATAGGTTTATCATAGCTGAGCGTGATTTACATTGTTTGGGTCATCTTTTAGATGAATATCAAAATCAGCCAATCCCTAAAGATATAATAACCAAATGGTCAAAGGATATAATAGATAATGTTAGACGAAATAATAATACAGAAAATGGATATCCCCACTCTGTTTAGTAATGATACCTTAAACGCGCTTTACGACGTAACAGACAACTTGGAACGCGAAAGATTAAAGGTATTTTTGCTTGAACAAGCCAGAAGTTTAAAATGCTTAACCGGTTTTAAGGAGCTTATAAAGTTATACGATAAAGAACTTGAAAAGCTTAACGCTGAATATAAGACAACAGCAGTTATGAATCAAAGCAACAATCCGGGTGTCTGGCAAAAGCTAAAGTTGGACTTTGATAAAAAGCAACCGGTCATTAACAGTACTGAGAACTATCTAACTATCCTTGAAAATGACTTACATTTTTTTGACGTCAAGTATAACGCATTGACTAACAGCCCTGAGATAAACAATGACAGATGGACTGATACAGATGACGCGGCTGCAAGGAATTATATAGAGAAGGAATACGATATATACAATGCTGCTAAGTTAGATGATGCTCTTAGGATATTCTTTAAGGAGCGTGAGTATCACCCGATAAAGGAGATTATTGAAAATATCAAGTGGGACGGCACAGAGCGGTTAGAGAACCTGCTCCATCTCTATATGCGAGCTGATGATAATGAATATACTAAAGAGGTGTCGAGGTTAATATTTGCCGGAGGCATTCATAGGTTATATGAGCCGGGCTGCAAGTTTGATGAAGTTCCGGTGCTTATCGGTACTAAGCAGGGAGAAGGCAAATCGACCTTTGTTAGATGGTTGGCATTAAAGGATGACTTTTTTACTGAGGTTTGCGAGATAGAGGGTCAGAAAGGAGCTGAAGCTATTGAAGGCGCTTGGGTCTGCGAGATAGCTGAGTTATTGGCGCTAACCAGGTCTAAAGATGTAGAAGCAGCTAAGAGTTTCCTTACTAAGCAAAAAGACCATTACAGACGCCCCTATGACAAAAGAACATCTGAATATCCACGACAATGTATATTTATAGGTACAACCAATAAGCGTCACTTCCTAAGAGATAAAACAGGTAATAGACGGTTCTATCCGGTTGAAGTACATCAGGATGGCGCAATGCTCTTTCAGTGGGAAGATACTATAAAGCATGATATTCGGCAATGCTGGGCTGAAGCTTATCATAAGTACCTGCATGGTGAGTTAAAGCCTCACGTAGATCATAGGTTGCAAGCTATTGTGCGGGAGCATCAGAACGCGGCGACTGAGGATGATTACCGCGTAGGTATAATAGAGGATTATTTGGATAGAAAGGTCAAGTCTTTTGGCAGTCCGGAGGTGTCTATTATTGAGATATGGGAAGTAGCATTGCAATTAGAGCATGCGAAAAAGACTAGGAAGGATGCTGACGAGATAGCGATGATTTTAACTAAGCTTGGGTGGGCGCAACACAGGCAAGGGAGGACATCAGATTATGGTAAGCAGAACTTATGGCAAAAAAGCTGAGAGCGTCAATGTATTAAGGGGTTAGTGGGTCAAAGGGTGGAATTAGCGTTTAGAGCTAATTCCGGGCTAATTCCGGTAAATTTACCCTATTTTACTCTTAAATTCTATTAATGGAATTAGAGGAATTAGGAATTAGTATATATTAATATAAAAGATAAATAAATAGAAAATAAAAAGAGTAAAAGAGATATTATAATTAATAAAACACTAATTCCTGATTCCTAATTCCGCCTTTTTGAGAGTAAAAGTGGAATTAGCTTATAAAATATCAAGCAAGTTTTTAGTGTGTGCCCTAGAGATGAGGAGATGACGAGGAGACGACGAGTGGACAAGATGGACGTGGATGTATTTAATCTGACAGATGATGAGTTCAATGCTTTGAAATGGCATGAAGGCAGAGATTTTAGTGTTTTGGTTGGTGTTGTTATTATTTACGTAGAGCCCAGCGTTTGTTGGTATCAAAGCGGGGAGCCGGTCTATGATGCTGTTTTAATATACGGCTACAAAAACGGCAAGAAGATAATAATCAGCATTGGTTTTAACGGTTTGGCTGACGGTATAGATGACGGTTTGTATATAAACTACGTTGAGATAGAGTAGACACGGCAGAATGGAATGAGAGTGGGAAAACAGCAGAAGGAGCAGGTAATTGGATAAAGCAGTGTTTGATGCGCTAAAGCGTTCACAAGAAAAAGTTTATAATTATATTGACGAAATAAGGTCTATGGAGTCTTTGGCTCTAAAGGTAACGGGAGTATATGGTGAGGAGTTGTTGTACGGATATGATAAAAACAAGCGTGAGTACAATAACAAGCAGCCGGGCATCATTGACGACATTGATGTGGTCAAAGATGAATTGCAGGCAGAATATACTGAGTACAATCGACTAAGGAGATTAGCCTTTGACAGCGTGAGGTCTATTAGTGATCCGGTAGCGCAGCGGATAATACGATATAGGTATATCAGGGATATGAAGTGGGAAGAGATAGCTGATAAGGTCGGACTCTGTGAAAGACAACTTAGGAATATCAGGGATAAATATTTTGTTTAATTTTAAAGGAATCAATCTATCTAAATGGAAATATTAAATATATCTTTTAACTGGGATGATAAATAATGAAACATAGTAAGATCTCTATTTATGGATTTGATTTGCTAGGAGATGTTGGAAGCGATGGAATACGATTTGTATGGAAGTATAAAAATAATAAGCAATTACTTGAAAGTGCTGCGTTCCTTCAACATCGAAAAGGCGTGTCAGATAATATTTGTGGTTATACAACTTCTGTAAGTATGGGATGCATACTTCGTGCTATAAACTGCCAATGTCGATTCTGTCGAACAGGAACTATGTTGCCATATTCAGACGCTTTATCTGCATTCGACATAGCCAAACAAAATATTTTTATGGTACTTGCAGATATTAATTGTTCTGATCACGCTGAACATAAAAATTTTGCTCGCGAGTTTGCTTACATGGGGCAAGGCGAGCCAGGGTATTCTTATCCACAAGTGAGAGAGGCAATAAAATTAACAAATTATGCGATGCAGCAGTTAGGGCAAAAAGTTCATAGACATATAATTTCAACAGCTGGTGTTCCTGAAATGATATCTTCTTATAAAGATGATGTTCGTAGTGGGTATTTTGAAGAAAAAGTCACTCTACATTTTTCCCTTCATGCAACTTCGGAAAGATGTCGGATAATGCCAATTGATCAAAAATATCCTTTTAATTTTGTGCTTGATATTATGAAAGATATTGTTGATTTAACAGGAGAAAAACCTTGTATAGGAATTATGCTCTTTAATGAATATACTCCTATGGGTAGCGATTTTGTTTACTCAAATAAGCTACATGAAATTAAGGAAATATTGAACTTTCTTGACCCAATGAAGTTTCGTGTTAGTTTTTGTGAGTTCAACGACTCGATGGATGTTGGAGAGTCTAAAGTATATAGTATTGAAGATGCAAATGAAGTTCTTGATTATGCTGTAAAAGCTGGTTTTGGTGCAAAACTATTTTCGTCATTCGGTAAAGAAAAAGCTACTGCATGCGGAATGCTCGGAAGCAAAGACCCCGAAAGTAAATCAAGCACGAAATGGTTGAATATTGAAAAAGAAGTTGAGATTCTTATTAGTGATGCATATAGAAACTTTTCTGTCGCGGGTATAGCTTAAAACAAATAAATATATATATATATATAGGAGACTAAAATGTTTAAATGGGTACATATTTCTGACATTCATTTTTATGATTCCAAGCGAGATGATGTTAAAAGCATGAGGGAAAGCCTACCTGAAAAATTCAAGTCGTATAAGGAAATTGATGCTTTATTTATTACTGGTGACTTTCGATTTGCAAAAGATGGGGCACAGGGTGATGTTGATGCTACTATTGCATATATCAGAGAATTAACTAACTCATTGAGAATTACTGATAAACAAGTATATTGTGTGCCTGGAAATCATGATTTAACTCGTAGTACAGTGCGTAAAGCCATAATTCCTCATCTTCGTACAACTGAAGGATACACACCTAACAAAGGTTTTTTTGAAAAGGATGTTTTGCAGCAATTGTTAAAAGATTTTTCATTCTTTTCAGATATTGAGAATAAACTGTACGGTGAGAACATTCTGCTAAATCAAAATAGTTTACACAAGGTAATCAATACTAATCAGTGTAATATTCTCTTATTAAATACAGCTATAGCTGCTGGTAATGATGATGATCGTCAAAATATATTAATTGGATCGAAACATTTACAAGACGCGTTGGACACTCTAGATAAAGATAAGCCAACAATAATGGTTGGTCATCATGGGCAGTCGTATTTTGAAAAAGAAGAGGCTCAATATATTCAGCGTAAACTTTGTGATAAAAAAATAGCCATTTATCTTTGTGGACATGAGCATAAGATGATAGATGAATCAACTTGGGATAATATTAGACAATATACTGCAGGGTGTATTTGTGAATGCAACAACGATATAATGGCAGGATATTATTTAGGGACACTAGGTGATTCGGATCTTGTAAATATAGAAGCGTATAGATGGATATCTGGTAAAAATGAGTGGTGGACTTATCCGGTGAGTTGCCATTCATTATTATTGCCGTCAGAGGGAAAGAAAAAAGATAAAGTAACTAAAAATGAAATTGATAATTGTACTATGCCTACAAATGATTTAGTAAATAAATTAAAAAAAATAGAATCAAAATACCAAGATATCCAACAAAAAGAATACAATTTTATACTGAATGGACATACACTAATAGGAAGTAGAGGAAAGGAAGGTATCAAATACTACTGGTTAAAAAATGGAGATAGAGTAGAAAGTATTACTTTTAATACACGAATGTATTTTCCACACCACGACCCTCGACGAAGGGCTGAAGATGACGATATTTCGGCATATACATCATCTGTTAGTTTCGGATGTGCCTTGGCGGCATCTAATCTTCAGTGTAGATTTTGTGAAACAGGATCTAGGAGTTTCCGTGGTTTTTTATCGGCAGAAGAGATAGCACTTCAAAATATATTTATGGCATTATATGATGCAGATTGTAAAAGTTTTCCTGAAGTACAAACCAATAAAAGAGAGTTTGCTTTTATGGGACAAGGTGAACCAGGATACTGTTACCCTGCTATTCGCAGAGCAATACTATTAACTGACATTGCTATGGATGCAATTGGGCAGACTGTATTTCGTTATATAATATCAACGTGTGGTATATCTGATTTTATGGAATCTTTTATTAATGATGTAAAAGCAAGTGTATATAAAAATAGAGTATCACTACATTATTCATTACATGAAGTCTCAAATGATAGAAAATTATTAATGCCAATAGAAAGAACTTTCAATCATTCAGAATTTCTTGAACTATGTAAAAAGTTTTATCATGCTTCAAATACTGCGTTTGATACTAAAGAAAAAATAGGCGTCGGTATTATGATGTTTAAAGGTTTCTCTCCAATTCTAAAAGAATCAGAGGCTAATATACCACCTATTACACTTGATAGAAAAAAGCTTCTAAATATTTTGTCAGAACTGGATAAAGATATTTTTAAAATAGATTTATGTGATTTGAATCATACGCCATCAGTTACAGCAAGCTGTACTGAGTTGAAAAATGAAGATGCTCAAGAATTACTTAAAATAGCGTTGAATCAAGGATTTGAAGCAAAAACATTTTCATCTTTTGGAAGCGATAAAAATTCAGGGTGTGGAATGCTACGATCTGCTTATATAGATGTATCTTCAGACGGTGAAAACACTACAGAAAAGTATGAAATGGCATTGAAATTGTTACATTATGCAGTAAATGAGCTGAAATAGCAGGTATTAAAGTTAAATAATTTCCTTATATTTCCTTGTATTTCGTAATGGGTATGTGCTATAATATATAGTAGTAAAATATTTTGTTAAGGGCTGGTAACTTTTATTAGTTACCAGCCTCTTTTTTATTATTTTTTCGCCGTGCGTTTTAAGTATCGCGCGGCGATTTGTCGTCTAAGTACACGGTCAAAAATGATTATAAAATTATGGCAAAAGGTAAATATGAAAAATGGTTATCTGAGGATGGATTGTTATTACTAGAGGGTTGGGCTCGTTCCGGCCTCACCAATGTCCAGATAGCCGCCAAGATGGGGATTAACCCCGACACCCTTTACACCTATATCTCAAAGTACCCCGACATAGCCGAGGCCTTAAATAAAGGTAAAGAGATTGTGGATTTTAAGGTGGAGAACGCTTTATTAAAACGCGCCCTTGGCTATGACATTGTTGAAACAATTTACGATAACAGCGGCCACGCTAAGAAGATAGAGAAACATATTAAACCTGATGTCCGCGCGCAGATTATTTGGCTGAGCAATCGTAAACCAAAATATTGGCGAAAATATATTGCAGCAGAAGCCATTGCAGAAGAAACCGATACCGACACCAACACCAACAACGATAAACAAAAGGAAGAAGATACATGATACAAATAATTAATAAAAAACTTGTAGAACTAGTGCCTTACGATAATAACCCACGCGTGAACGATGCCGCTATTGAATACGTTGCCGCGAGCATACAAGAGTTTGGCTTTAAAGTGCCGATAATTATTAACAACGATAATATCATCATTGCCGGCCATACGCGCCTACTCGCTGCAAAACTACTGAACTTAAGCGAAGCGCCATGTATCATAGCCGATGACTTAAGCGACGAACAGATTAAAGCCTTTCGTCTAGTTGATAATAAAACCGCTGAACTTTCCATGTGGGATACCAAGGCTTTGGATAAAGAGCTTAAATCCTTGGAGTTTGTCTTTGATATGAGCGACTTTGGCTTTGAGCCGTCCACATTTGCAGAAGTAAAAGAAGATGATTATGAGATTACTCAGCCTAAAACCCCAAAGAGCAAACCCGGTGATATTTATTTGCTCGGAAATCACCGCCTAATGTGCGGCGACAGCACTGACCCGAATGACATAGCAAAACTAATGGACGGCAAACAAGCGCACCTTATCGTTACCGACCCACCATACGGTATGGACTATAAAGGAGCCGGCAGAAGTAAACGCGACGGCATTCTGAACGATAATTTATCCGACTTTGAGTTCCTGATGTTTTTAAAACGTGTTTATCGTAATATATACACCTCACTAAAAGAAGGCGGCAGCTTTTATATATTTTATAAAGAGCTCGGAGACGGCGTATTTATCTCAACCCTAAAGAAAATGAACCTCACTTTTAAACAAAATATCATCTGGGTGAAAAACGGCATAGTTATTGGCGGTAATAAATACCAGAATATGCACGAACCTTGCCTATTTGGTTGCAAGGGCAGCTCCGTTAAATATTGGTACTCTGATCGTAAACAAAAAAGCGTCATAGAGAACGCAGACCTAATGAATGAACTACAACTACGAGACCTAATCAAGAACGATACAGAAGGTGCTGATATTATCCGGTGTAATAAACCTGCCAAGAGCGAGCTGCACCCGACCATGAAACCTATTAAGCTGCTGGAGATATTTATAAAAAACAGTTCCAAAGAACGCGATATCGTACTTGACCTTTTCAGCGGCAGTGGTTCAACCCTTATAGCTTGTGAGCAGATGAACAGAGCCTGCTATACTATGGAACTTGACTCTCTGTACGTTGATGTTACTATAGATAGATGGCAGACCTTTACCGGTCAGAAGGCGACTAAGGTCGCAACAGATTAAGGATAGGAAATAAAACAAAGGAGCGTTGAATCGCAGCGCTTTTATTAAAGACAACTGCCGTAAGAAACTATATCCCTATCCGTATAGTTTTTTACGGCTCCAATTGAATATGATTGAAAGTGATTGAACATAAAAAAGGGCACCTATGGGTATAAAAGCACAGATCAGTTATGAAGATAAATTAAATATGCTAAAGCTGTATCAGGATAAAGTACCTGTTACCAAGATAGCCAAGCAATATAAGATAAGCTGTACTCGTGTTTACGCTATCCTAAAGGAACCGGAAATAATAGAACTTCAGCAGAAATACACGGCAAACCTCAGCGAAGCTTTTATCAGCGCACTACTTGCCAAAGGTATGTCCTTAGTTGACCTCTACGACTTATACGTAGCAGAAGGTATGAAGCGTGGCCGTATAGATGAGACTCCTTTAAGGGATTTAAGTACCTTTTATGGTGTATTAGTTGATAAGCAGATTAAGCTTTTGGAGCTTGCGGCTAAAAAGCAGGAAGCAGCGCAAAATATTCAAGGAAATAGTTCTAGCCATGGACTTATAACTGAGTTCATTGAAGCTATTAATAGTAACGATACCTTACCAAAATAATATAGATACCCACGGAGGATTAACATATATGACTAATGTATGGTGTGAGCTTGAATGTAGATATAAAGATATTGATGACTACTGCGATACCAACGGTATGTTAGAAGAAGAGATAATACGACATTGCAGTAAGTGTAGTATTAACCCCTATAATGATGATGACGATGAGGGTGACGCTTACGACGAACTTATTAAGGCAGTGCAATGAGCCAACACGTTAAACCTTTATCACAGAAGGCGATTAACTCAATAGCCAATGCCGGTTATCTTAATGTTTGGGAAGGTGCTGTGCGCTCAGCCAAAACTGTGGCCAGCACCTTGGCTTGGATAGTATATGTCACCAAAAGCCAGGAGAAATACTTCCTTATGACCGGTAAGACCAATGCTACACTCTACCGTAATGTTATAAGCGGTGACTTTGGACTACTCTCTATACTCGGCGATAAAGCTGAATATAAGACCGATAGTGAGGGTAATAGAGTACTGCTTATCACTAACGATAATAACGAAGTGAAGACCTGTTACTGTATTGGCGGTAATGACGAACGTTCATTTACCAAAGCGCGTGGCCTTACCGTTGCCGGCTGGTATGCTGATGAGGTAAATCTGCAGCCAAAGAGCTTTATTGAAGAAGCGTTCAGACGAACGCTGGTATCTACAGACCGTAAACACTTTTGGACATTAAACCCGGATAACCCAAACCACTTCATTTATACAGACTTCATTGACAAGTACGAGCAAGAACAGCTCCAAGGCTTCTATCTGTGGCACTTTACCCTTGATGATAATTACGCTATATCCCTTGAGCGTAAAGAAGAGCTTAAACGCCAATATACCGGTATATTCTATAGACGATTTATCCTAGGTGAACGTTGCTTGGCCGAAGGTGTTATTTATGATATGTTTAATGAGGACAATACCTATGATGATACCACAATACCGGAAGACTTAAAACGCTTGGCTGAAAGGTATATCGCTGTTGACTATGGTACTACTAACCCTTGTGTCTTTTTGGACATATACGATGACGGTGATACTATCTGGGTTGATGATGAGTATTACTGGGATAGCAAAGTTCAGGGAAGACAAAAGACTGATAGCGAATATGGCGCTGATATGTTATGCTTTATAAATAACGGCAGTGCTCATTGCGCTGTAGTTTGCGACCCATCTGCTGCTAGCTTTATAGCTGAGCTTAAGAGTAAAGATATTTACGTAGTACCCGCTGATAACACAGTAATAGAGGGCATACGTAACACCTCAACACTAATAGCTAAACGAAAGATAAAGGTTCATAAGACACGCTGCCAAGGTCTTATAAAAGACGCCGGCGTATATTCATGGGACGAAAAAGCTGCTGTTTTGGGCAATGAAAAACCTGTTAAGAATAATGACCACCGCTTAGATGCATTGAGGTACTATGTTATGACCATACTTGCTAACTGGAGAATAAATGAGTAAGAAGAATAGTAGACGGAGCACCACCAAGAGAACATTTACCACTGATGCCTTTAGTAATCCTATTGCCAGATTAGGCTTTGGCACGCAAGGTTTATTAGAAGGTACTGTGTACCCGATGACTGATTTAACCAAGGATCGTGAAACCTTAAATAGCTTGTATATATCCAATAAGATAGTGGAGAATATCATCTCCATCATTCCAAGTGATATAACTAAAAAATGGTTTCAGATATCAGCTGACGTAAAGCCGGAAGAGATTGATAAGATTGACAAACTCCAACGTGCTACCCATCTTCATGAGAAGGTCTTGGAAGGTCTTTGCTGGGGACGCCTATATGGTGGTGCTGTAGGGATTATCCTTATTAAAGGTCAGGAAGACAGGCTCGCTGAACCTCTGGACTATAATACTATTATGCCGGACTCATTTAACGGTTTAACTATCCTTGACAGATGGTGTGGCATCACTCCAAGCGATGCTCTCATTACTGATATAAATGACCATAGTTATGGATTACCTGAATACTATAGCATTGAGTACGGTAAGATGGCTGCAGTGAAGATACATCACTCACGTATTATACGGTTTACCGGTAAAGACTTGCCACCTAATATGCAGATGAATGGCGGTGCTGTTTGGGGACGCTCGGAATTAGAGAGTTTGTACGAAGGTTTAGTTAAGCGTGACAATGTTTCTCATAATATGGCAGCTTTGACTTATAAGGCTTTGGTTACGACTATAGAGATGGATAATATAGACCAGCTCTTTGCTGTTGGTAGCAGTAGAGCGCAAAAGCGCTTTTGGGATATGATACAGGCGCAGAGCGTTTTGGAGAGTAACTGGTCACTTCGTGTTATTAATAAAGGTGACAATATAACTCGGCACGCTTACTCCTTTAGTGGCCTTAGAGATGTATATGAAACCATCATTTTGGATATTGCCAGCGATACCGGTATACCGGTAACAAAACTCTTTGGCAGGAGCCCTAGTGGTTTGAATGCTACCGGCGAGAGTGATTTGAAGAATTACTACGAGCTTATTGAAACATTGCGCGAAGCTAAGTTAAGACCTGTTATTGAGAAGTTATTGCCTATACTGGCGCTTAGTGCTTGGGGCAAAATTCCTGATGACTTGGACTTTACCTTTGAGGCTATGGCTACTCTGTCGGAAAAAGAGCGGGTGGAGATAGCAGGTAAGAAGATAGAGGTATTAACTATAGCTTATCAGAACGGTGCTATGGATTTACCTTGCTATATGAAAGAGCTTAAAGGGCTGACTAACAGCTCCGGGTTGTTTGCTAATATCACCAATGAGATGGTTGACGGAGCAGACGGCAAGACGTATGGGGATTTACATGCTATGGCTGATCCGTTAGCGGGGTTGAGGCTGCCTAATGAATGATAAGCTAAAAGAGCTCGAAATATTGCGTGGATTGTATTTAAAAGCGGAGAATGATATCATAGCCGTTATAGTGCGCAAACAATCGCAAGGATACGTCGATTTTGCCGAAAACACGGCGTTGAACCGTGTGCAGGAGATCCTGCAGCGGCTAATGGACGATACTTGGCATTATGTACCCAAAATGATAGAGCGACACTTTTATATAGGAAAGCTTGGTTATGCTGCTGCAGGTTATGCTAATGCTGCTGTGGTTAGCGTTAGTGAGAGTCCAATAGTTAATATACTTATTAGCAGTTTAATGGATGATTTAACCGAGGCAGTTATCAATGCAAGGAATAGTGCTACTATGATGGTTGTAGGTCGTAGGGATTTAGATCTTTTCAGAGGCTCAATGTTACGTGGTGTAGTTGAAGGTGAAGTAAGCGGTGAGGGTTTGACTAAGGCTCGGAATATATTTATGAGTAATATGCATGAACATGGTATTACTGTCTTTACTGACAAGAGTGGCAGAAACTGGCGGCTGTCATCATATGCTAATATGGCAGCCAGGGCTACAAGCAGGCAAGCGGTCAATGCCGGAGTTCTGTTTAGTGACCCGGATTGGGATTTATATCAGATAAGCTCGCACAGTCCTACTTGCGTGGTGTGTGCACCACTTCAGGGGAGAGTGTACAGCAGGAGTGGTGAGGATAATCGCTTTCCGGCGATTGCGGAAGCGTTTGGGAAGGTGGAGAAATGTGGGCCGAGTACCTTAGAGAACAGTTGGCTTAATATACATCCGAACTGTTTACACGTTATAAGCAAATGGTCGCCGGTGGGGATGACTGATGAAGAGGTACGGGATATAATAGAGTTTAGCAGTTTTGAGAGTAATCCTAAGGACGTTGACCCAAGGAGCGAGGCGGAGATTGAGGAGTACAGAGAAAAGCAACGGGCAAGGAGTAAGTTGCTTATGGATTACAGGCAGTTTGAGAAATATAGTAGTGTGCTGGGTGGTGAGGTGATACCTAAAACGTTCCAGACCTTCCAGAAGCATAAGTTAATCAATAGTGAGAAGTATCAGCAGTGGGAGGAGATGTATAGAAGGAGACAGGTTTAGTACTTTTGCTTAGCTAAAAAAAGAGTGTCGGACAGACTATACTCGGGATAGGCCCAAAAGTTTCCTAAAAATTATTGAACTTATTTTTTACAAAAAAATCTCCAATGATAGCCCCGTCTTTTGTTAGTTCATAAAACCCTCTCCATTCGCTTTTGGCATATTGTTGTTTTGAAGAAGAATTATCTCTCCAGACTTCATTTTCACCAAGACATGTCCAAAAAATCAATGAGTTATTTTGTTCTAAATATTTCATTATGTAATCTTTACGTATTAGAAGTCCCTCTTCATTTTTAAACGCAAATTTAAGGTCAAAAGCAACCAATTCATCGTTACAATAAAAATATCCATCATATATTTTTTGTTTTAATTCTAATTTACATATAATATCTTTAGCCGGTATAGTAAATGCAGTCTGTCCCGGTGGTATTTCATTATAGAGATCATTAGACCACGATGATACATTAGAGGCATCATATTGATTTCCCCAGGAATAGCTAACATATGCAGGCATAAATTTAAATAGACATTCTTTTATTTCTTCTGTATATGTATCTTGTGCAGGTATTGTAAAGCTTATATTATCACCAAAACTATCAAATATTATTTCCGGAGAGTTTATTTCTATTTCTCTTGTTTTTCCGGTATCAACTTCATAATCATGCCAAAGTCCTCCTATTTCATCATCCAGACATTCTGACAGTATAGATTCGCGATTAAATAAACTATTTGTCTGAATCCTTTCTGGAAACCATTTTTCATAAAATGACTCATTATCTAATTCTCTTTTCAATTTATCATAATCACCCTTTTTGATGATATACGCGTTTGACATAGTAAACATTCTCTTAACTGGTTTATATGATTTGGTAGAGCTGTAAATATCATCTCTGCTTTGTTTATTTGAGTATTCGTTTAAAAGTATCCATTCATTTTTGTCAATATCTTCATAAACTAGTTTTTCATTATGCTGTTTAAAGAAAGGTAAATCACCATCTTCTATCCATTTTTGGGCATCAGCATATATTAAGTCTTCATCATTACCCCATTCTATATGAAAACATTTAGGTTTAAACGATGTGATTTCATTATTATTTTTTAAGGTATGAATATTTAAGGTCGGATCAATATCTCTTATATATAAATTCCATGGACCTGTATAATCTGTAAAAATGTCAGAATCGTATAGTGACTTTACTTTATGGTGGTCAGAAACTCTAGCCAAAATATTATGTAAAGCTAGCCATTGATACTTTTTGCCAACTCTTTCGATTTTTAGTACATTATGCCTGGTTGTGCAAGACAATGAATAATCATATGTTGAAAAATAGTTATCTTCATATTTAAGTTCATTTGTTATATATGATAAAGCATAATTACGCAGGTTATTCAAATCAATATTTTCAAAAACACTTAACTCTGATTCAAAAATATATCGACCAAAATCACCATACATACCCACCCCTTGAGTCTTCATAGATATATCAATATATGCAGATCCTTGATTATCACAAGATTCATTTGATAATATATATGCCGTAATATTTGAAGGTATATTATCAGAGTTATATGGCGGCTTTATTTTATTTGCGTTTATATTTAAATCATTTTCCGGATACTCGTATATATATAACTCAATAATACTTTTAGCATAATCACGCAATAAAATATGTGGATATACTTTATCTTTATTGAATATTTGATTGTATACGTATAACACTAGTTGTTTGTATTCTTCTTCATATGACACCATTTTTTTTGCACAAGCTCCAAAAACAGCAGCATATAATCGCTCAAGTATATATGGGTCATTCACATTTTCAAATTGCTTTAATAGATTTTCACATAATTCAAAGTTGTTCTTTAGTATTTCCACTAAACTTTTTGTAGCTTTATCTCGTAAAAAGCGGTTTGATGAAGTAAGAAACCAACTCAAAAGTACAGCAAGCAATCTTGTCTCCTCTTTGCTCATTTTTAAATAAACTTGTTGTTTGTAAAGCAAATCAACAATATAAGCTTCCCTATTCTCTGTTGGATTTAGATTATTTATATATATAGTCCAAATATAATCTCGTTTATTTAAATCTTTGTTAATCAAAAAATGATGTAATTCATCAGCATTAAGTGGGTGATTTTCTCTGATACTAACGCAAATCAATACTTTCCACATTTCATTTATAATATCCAAATAAATTTTATTGTTAAAAAAAACAAATTTAAAGAAATCTTCTGGATTTATATAATCAATTCTTCTCCATGCATAAGAAGCAATATATGCCGACCTGATACGAATAATATCACCATCATCTGTTAGTTCATTTGATATATCTATAAATTCTTGCTTATATTCATTTGTATGAAGAGCAGATAACGTATTATAGACCTCTATGCCACTTTTATTTTCAATGCTTCCATCTTTTATTTTCATTAGTGTATTTTTAATGTAAAGTTTTAGTTCGTCTTCTTCATATTTACTTAATAGATAACGTGCTCTAAAATAGTCTGTCATTTTTTGATATGCAAAATGATAATATTCCATATCATTGTTGTGAACAGCATGAAATAATATCTCATGGTATTCCATTTTTTCGATATACTTTAATTTATCATTAATACCATATGAACTCCAAAAATCAAGTGTTAATAATTCTGTTTCAGAAATACTTTCTTTACCATTTTCTATTAATATTCCTGCAATATTATCAATTAGTTTTGAAAGTATAATCATAGATAAAGAGTGTAGATCGAGCTCATTTTTTATTTTGTTATCAACTTCTTTTATATATGAATCAAATAGTGAAAATAAGTTTTTTGACTCTCGGTCTTGTGTTTTACAATATATTGATAAAAATAATGGGTTTGATAATTCATGATAAAGTATATCTACAGGTTGAAAAGAAATATTGTAATGGTTGAAAAATGCATTTATAGCTTCATAAAAATTATTTTCAAATCCATTATGTTTCAGCCATGTTATTTTTCCATCTTCTAATATAGACTCATTGAAAACTAATTTACGCTGTGAAGAACGACATGATAATATTAACCTAATATGAGGAAATCCAGTTATTTTTTCTATTAAAGACATAAGTCCTGATTTCCAAATATCTTTACGAGTACTCTCATTTATAGCATCAATCATTAATACTATATTCTTATCATTACTTAAACCTATAACTTCTAATATTTCCAAAAAGTCTTGAAAACTATATCTCATCATATCAAGATTTTCTAAAATTTGATTCTCCACTAAATTTTCATTTAAAAATTTGTGTCCCAATAATAAAATAGTGTATTCATCTTCCTTGTAATTATCGGCAATACTAGCTAAGAGATGAGATTTACCTTTACCTGCTTCACCTTCAATAATAATCGTTTGATTTTCTATAGCGTTTATTTCTTCATTGCTTAATGCAAGCAAGTTCAGTGCATTTTCGAAATCATATAATAGTAACCTATTATTGTTCTTTATATTTGTCTCATCACATTGATGAATCATTTTAGAGAATGAAGTATTTTGGTTTGATATTGTTTGTTGTAGTTTGACAAAGTCATTTATTTTAGTACAATCTTTGATAGATGCTATTGATTCGTTGATTAATAAATCACTTTGTTCCCATAAATGACTTATTTGTTTATTTGTTGAAATTTTTTCGCGTAGCTTAGCTAATTCATCTATAGCCTGATTTTTTTTCTCGTTTAGTCCTTCTAGACATTTAGAATTTTTATAGATGAATGGAAAATATGCTTCTAACGGGATTTCAACATTAAGATCTTTATTATATCTTGGCCCTAAATCTTTAAAAGCAATATCTAATTTATCATTAAACCATTGTTTATCTATTTTATGGTAATTAAAAAAATAAGACCATAGTTTATTATATTTATCATTTGAAAGAAGTTCATTTAAAATTTCTTGATTTGTTATTGGTATAAACTCAATATTATGGTTTGCGAGATGTTCTTCTATTTTTTTATAGCTATCACATGTTTTATCTAAATCTTTATTACTATAAAGATAGAAAATGTCAATATTTCCATTATAATACTCAACGGTTTTTTGGGCTGAGTGTAATATGTTTGGGTAGTCGAGTCGATTTCTAAAGTATTTTGCTTGAAAGCTTATCTTTTTTCCAGTTTCTTGATGAGTGACAGGTTCTATTTCAATGCCTGGATTGTTAGGGCTATTTTGAAATATAGCTTTATCATCGAAGTATTGTAATTTGAAAATTAGTCTGCACATTTGTTCAAATTTTTCTTCAGTATTAGGGTTACATGTTGCGAAATTATCCCATGTTATTCGATTATTTTGTGTCATAATATTTATAATTTATGGTCTTCTCCAGATAAGATAGATTTTTTATTGTGATTTATTCGGAAATGCTTTTCATATCCCACATCAACCAATCAACCGTAACCACGCGCGGTTACTTAATGTGGATAACTGACTCTATTTTGGCATGACCACCAATGATTGACTACACGAGTTTGTACTTAGCAC